CGGTGAAAAAGATTAAAAAGGAGAAGATATGAAGGTGTTGGTAGCGTGTGAATATTCAGCAACAGTAAGAGACGCCTTCAGAGCAAAAGGCCATGACGCTTGGTCATGTGATATCTTGCCCACTGAGGGCAATCCTAGATGGCATATCCAAGGTAATGTTCTTGAGGTTATCCATGATACTAAATGGGAATTAATGATTGCTCACCCGCCCTGTACTTATTTGGCTAATAGTGGGGTAAGGTGGTTGCACACGCAAGAGGGGCGTTGGAAGAAGATGTGGGCGGGTGCTTATTTTTTTCAAAAACTATTAAATGCAAATATACAAAAAATATGTGTTGAAAATCCTATACCACACAGGCACGCTGGGTTGATAAAATACACACAGATAGTCCAGCCGTGGATGTTTGGGGAGAACGAGAGTAAAGCAACCTGTCTGTGGTTGAAAGACTTACCAAAGCTTGTGCCCGATGTAACGGTTAAGCCAGATAAACTGGAGCATCGCGTTTGGCGTATGGCCCCAGGCCCTGATAGACAAAAAGAGCGCAGCCGGTTTTTTAGGGGCATCTCAAATGCAATGGCGGAGCAATGGGGATGATTTTATGAAATCAGAAACAATAGGAAACTGCATCTTATATCTGGGTGACTGTTTGGAGATTATTCCAACATTAGATAATATTGATGTGATTATAACTGACCCGGTTTGGCCTAATTGTCCTGCAGACTTAATACCGGGTAGCGATAATCCTCATCAATTATTTAAAGATTTTTGTAATTGTTTATCAGAAGATTTAAGACAGCTTGTTGTGGTTATGCGTAATGATAGCGATCCACGTTTTCTACAATGTGTGCCAGAGTTTTTAAATTTTCAACAGATAGCATGGCTTCAATATGTAATGCCAAGCTATTTAGGACGCGTATTAGGTGGTAATGAGTGTGCTTATGTGTTTGGAACTCCTAGAAAATCTAAGCCTGGTTGCAGGGTAATACCATCAATATCACCAAAGGCACAACCATCCGACAGGCCACGGAATGGACATCCCTGCAGTAGGGCTCTTATACATCAAAAATGGCTGGTTAAATGGTTCGCAGAAGAACACGAGGTGGTTGTAGATCCTTTTATGGGGTCAGGTACAGTCGGAGTTGCATGTGCCAAAATGGGACGGAAATTTATAGGAATAGAAATTAAAGAAGAGTATTTTGATATTGCCTGCAGGCAGATAGAGGAGGCATATGATCAGGCGGATATGTTTATCGAACCACCACCTCAGAAAAAACAGGAGAAGTTAATATGAAAACCGTACTCGGGATAGACATAGGATTTTCGGGAGGACTCGCCTTCTATAACGAGGAGGAGCTCATCACACACCGTATGCCCATATATAAGGTGAAGAAGGGCAACGCACTGGATGTGAAAAAACTTAGTGACATCATTAAGAGCGATATCCCGGACCATGTGTACATTGAAAAGGCTATGATGATGCCCGTTAGTGGAAAGATAGCTTATCAGAAACTCGGTCAACAGGAGGGTGCCATTACAGGCATATTATGCGCCCTGGATATACCATACACGATAGTGGCGCCCGCCACATGGAAGAAGGTAATGAAATGTCCTAAGGATAAAGATGCGTCCCGGATGAGGGCGAGTCAGCTGTTACCAGCATATGCTCATTGTTGGGATAAAAAATGTTTGGACGGAATCGCAGAGGCCTCGTTGATCGCGCTGTATGGATATAACCATGGGTAATATGCCACCGAAGATTACGGGAGCCTCTGACATCTTCCAGACACCGAAGTGGCCCATAGATGCCATATTAGAATATATCCCTAAAAAATGGACTGTCCTGGAGCCGGCTTGTGGCCGTGGCCATATGGTAAGACATATGGAGAGGCAGGGTTATGATGTTATAGCCAGTGATATAGATACCGGTGTGGATTTTTTAAATCCGGATACGTTGTTTGTTCAGTATGATACACGTCCCTTCGATTGTATCGTAACCAACCCGCCATACTCCATTAAGGATGAATGGCTTACACGTTGTTATGAGATAGGGAAGCCGTTTGCGTTACTATTACCTATTACGGCCATTGAAGGTAAGACACGGCATGATCTATATAGGCGGTTCGGTGTGGATATACTTCTGTTACCAACCCGGGTCAATTATATGACGCCCTCGGGTAGCGGCTCCGGAGCATGGTTCTTTTCGAGCTGGTTTACATGGGGACTGGACTTACCGTCACCGCTCACGTTTTCAGATGTGGTGCCGCCTGTCACAGCACGTACTGGTTATAAGTGTGATGGTACGGATGAGATGTTCAGTCAATCCTCGGAAAAAAATAAGTTATAGGTTGTTTTAATATTCTAGATATGAGGTAAAGCTTTGAACAGCTTACTCTATTTGTAGCATTTTCATATTTTTGCACCTGCTGGAAGGTGATACCAAGTTTGTCGGCAAGCTGTTCCTGTGACATTTCAATTTTTAACCGCGCCACCTTTATCTGTATGCCCGCGTATCTATCTATAGGATGTGCACAACCTGTGCCCCTCCCATATTTATCATTTTTTTTGGTTATTTGTTTCATGTGTCTTCTCCTGTAATTATTCTATCAATCTTTCAATTTCGTCCCATGGTTTGGATGGGTCAATCTGACGGCCCGCTTTAATCATGGACTTGGCTTGGCCTACATCATAATCTTTGTCTTGACACATCATAAAGAAGCATGCTGCATCGTAATTATCTGTGGTTCTGTCATTGAATAGAGTGGCTTTAAAATCACCACTTCCCAGATTGGCATCTATTTGTTTTAAAAAATCCATAATTATATATCCCTCGTATTCTTAATCGCCGCATGCGCCATATTCATAGCATTAGCCCATCTTTCGTCCTGTGCAGTATCAATACGGACCGCACCGGTTGTAATACCTGTTAGAATATTGGCAAGGGCGGTCGTTAATTCCTTATTAATTTCCTGTAACCGTCCCACCTCATGCGCCATTTCATCCATCATGGATTCTTGTTTGTGCATGGCCTCGTCTAATTGGTTTTCAGTTGTCATGGTTTTCATCCTTTTGAGTTTTTGATTGCTGCATGAATTTTATCCATACCGTAACAAGTAATAGTTGCTTGAAATTCCATGTTATCCTTATCAATAGATTTCCAGATGATGGGAACTAAAGCATCCAACAGCTCACTCTCATTATTATCCGGCGGCGCAAAATTCCACGTCTCATGCATTTTCTCAATGGCTTTTATACGTGTAGTGCCTGTGCTTCCTACATACTGGACCCCGTCATTATTAACAGCATATGCTGTTAACCCATCTGCGAAGCCCTGTTCGTATGGTGTGTAAGATTCTGACATTATATCACCCCCTTTGCCGACCATATCTCGTCAAATTTATCCTTGAGTTTAGGATATATTTTCCGGACAAGTTTTTGGTAATCTTCTGATACGGTTGCAACATTACCCGCACATACTTTATTAAAATCCTCTTTCCATTCGTCAGGCACTGAAAATACATATGTGGCATACGTGCAATCAAAGTTATCATCAAAGCTGGTTACGAAGTTAGGATGTTTATATAGCTCCTCCTCACCATAATCCTGCCCCCTGTTACCGCCTCCGACTCTTGTATACACATGTATGTGGTCTTTATATTCCGGATGCTCATCATCGTTTGTAAAACAGTCTCTAAAACGTGGATAATCATCTGCGTGTTTACCTAACATTGGTAATATAAAAAATGTAGCGAGTGTGGCCCCATGGACCATATTATACATGTTCATTGCGCCTCCCCCTCTGTTTCAAATATTGATTTATTCAATAGCACCATAGGTGCCTCACCCATACCCATTTTGGCAAGGTTACAGAGCCTGTCACGCTCCTCTGTATCTCCACGTAATAACGCCTCCCATGCTGCCTTCAGACAATCATGTACGGTTATGTCAGTCTGCTCTGTCATGATGGGTTACCCCTCGGCCAGTTAGTAATCTTATCGAGATCACCCCAACAGTCAGCAGGAGCGTGGCGTTCCAACCATTTAACGATTGAACCGATGTGGCTTTTATTTATATGGTCTGCCCTGAGGGTCGCGGACTCTATGTCATTACGAAGCAGGGCAACGGCGAAACCGCCGGGTAATATACGGTGTTCTATCCAACGTACAAAGCCTGGCCTCATGTGGGGAGGCACGAACGTATCCGGATCTCCCATTGCATCATAGTTTGTCATTGTCTTTTCCTTTTTCCACACCTTTAATTAAAGCTAACATACGGGTTCGTGCCTTATCATTGTCCTGCATGTTGTACATATTCGCAATATCACCGAAACCGCGCTGCTCCACGCGCTCACCGCCTGTACAATGACACCCTGCATTGAAGGCAACCCAGTCATCCCGTATAATATAATGGAGTTTAAATCCACATATTGAGCAATCCCGCACCTCTAATCTGGTTACGCCCCGTTTTTTTAATATATCTTTGACCTCGTCGCCTGTTAAGCTATCCGGTAATGGCATTGTGGTTCTCCTCTATTGTATAGTTAATTTACCTTCTATATGTTCTTTAAATTCTTTGGTCAAAACTGAAAAACTATCTGCTACACCATCGTCGACACATTCGTTGCCAGCTTCTTGAGCATCGGCAAAAAAGTCGTATTCATCATCTAGTATTCTGTGTTGTCCGTTTTGTGTCAGTAGCAGGTAGTATTTCATTTTCTTTCCTTTTATGTGGTATCACCCTATACTTTAAGTATAACACCTATATATTAACAACACCTTAATAACTACTATAGAAACTATATGATTAATATTCACAAAATATTATCATCTTAACCTTTTATTAATATTTTCTTGATATTCTTATAATATGATGCTAATAAACGCAAGGAAATAATTATGAAAAACCTACGTACATATATAGAGGACCTGATATTGGAACTGGATGAGGCGACCACTGTAGAGGCGGCCACGCACCTTTCTAACAAGTTTACGGAGCTATCCGACATTATACATGTCTATAGGGCTACCATCCCACAGGATGCCCCCACAGCGTTACGTATTGCACTGGATGCGGACTTGGAGCACTGGGAGGGCGTAACGTATGTGGAAGGGGCACGGGCGGAAGGAATTATAAAGGAAATAAGTGATGAGGCGGAGGATGTGTCGTTGTACGGGGATTATGAGACGCAGGTTCGGGATACATATAATGGGAGTGTACTTTAATGGGACAGGAAAAACATACAGAGGGGCCTTGGAAAACGTATAAGAGTAAGAAATATCCTAATGATATTTTTATTACTACAGGTAAAGAGTGGGTGGCAAAAGCATATGGCAGCGAAGAAAATCACGAAAAAATGAACGCTAACGCGCATCTGATAGCAGCCGCACCGGAATTGTTGGGGGCTTTAATTGAGTTACAATCTGCTATATATCAGCATGAAAGTGATGAGGGTATTACAGAGTATGATGATACAGAAAGCAAGGCTTACAATAATGCGGCCTTAAACGAGCAGCATAAAGCTAACATTAAAACGGGTCTTGAGTTAGACGCTGCACACAAAAAAGCTGACGCAGCAATCAAAAAAGCACGGGGTGAAACATCATGACAGATAATGCAGAACTTGATGAGGGCGCACAAATAGGCGAGGGAGATGTTCCATATTATGTATCGTTTGAAAGCTTTGCTAGCGTGCAACTGGAATATTTAAAATATTTTGTGACGATGCGTATTGAAGAAATTACAAAAAAAGAATGGAAAGAGATACACGGTAAGGAATATTTACAATCGGGTGACCCTACAAAAGGAGTATATGGAGTCGCTATAAAATGGAATTATCATAATTCAGCGGCCCTCATATCAAATAAAGGTGACGGTGTTCCACGTGAAACAGCATACAAAATGGTGGATGAATTAAATGCACGTTTGGTACCGACATCAATGTCGGGAGCAGAGCTAATTAAGATATTAAAGGAGAAAACCAATGACTAAATTAATAACATTGAAAAACAATCTGGATCAGATTACCACTCAGATCAAAGAACTTACAAAAAAACAAACTGCGCTGAAAGAAGAGCTGTTAGAACAACTGGATACGAACATACAGCTTGCCCTCACGCGTAAAGATGAACCATATGGGGTAATTCATGTTGAGGGATGCGAGGTTAACGTACCTAAGAAAGTAACTTGGGACCAGAAACAACTCGCAGAAATCCACCAGAACATACTTATAAGCAATGAGGATCCCGCCGATTATATTGATGTCGCGTACAAGGTGGCAGAATCCAAGTTTAAAGTATGGCCGACCAGTATACGGGATAGGTTTTTACCGGCACGGACGGTCGAGGCAGGTAACGCCTCGATTAAAATAGAAAAGGATGAATAGATGAATGCACGAACATTGGGGCTCACACCTCTACAGCTTAAATATTTGAATTTTATTAAGGAGTATTATGGCGACCATGATTATGCGCCGACACAACAGGAGATGGCTGACCACTTCGAGTGCACGGTCAGTAACGTCTCGCAAAAAATGCGTGAATTGAAAGCCCGTAATTATATTGATTATGAGCCGGGACAGGCACGGTCGATTATTGTAAAGGAATGATGCCAATGTATTAACGGTAACAAGTATGTAAAGCGAACCAAGTGTATCGATGGTAACAAGTGTTTGGAGTGAGTCATGTCATCCGATGGTAACAGAAGAATGAAGCGAGTCATACTAAGCGATTGTAACAAAAGGAGTAAACGAGTCACAATAAAGGATGGTAACAGATGATTAAAACGAGTCAGAGCAATCGAATGTAACAATATGTTTGAACGAGTCATAGTAACCGAAGGTACTAAACAGCGAAAACGAGCCATGTCACTAAAGGGTAACAAAACAAGTGAGCGGACCATTTTGCGAGACGGTAACGTATAACAGGAGTGAGACAAGCTGAGAGAATGTAACAAATTAGCCGATCGAGACAGATAGAGCGATGGTAACAAACAAAGTGATCGAGCTAAAAATGGGAATAGTAACAACTCGTCGGAGCGAACCATAGTATGAAACGGTAACAGAACAGAAAAGTGAAACAAATAGGATGATAGTAACAACGGCGGCGATTGAGACATGAGTGTAAAGGGTAACAAATTATAAGATCGAGCCAGAGACTTAGACAGTAACATATCATTAAAGCGAGCCATTGGTAAAGACAGTAACATGTTTGTTAAGCGAGCCAAAAAAGTTAATGGTAACAAATGAATAGAGCAATTAACCACAACTAAAGGAGAAGACGATGACTACATTAGAACCGATACAAAAACTGACGAAGGACATACAGGAGGGTGCCGGTACATTATCAAGTACTGGTGCACGTTTCCTGGTCGATGCGTATTACCAAATGCAGGAAAACCGTAAGCGGTCTGATAACCAGGTCCGGTCAATGATCGATAGCGGGGAGCCTGACGAGATACTTCAATGGTTTGCCGATCAAAACAGGGGCCTTGAGAACCAAGTGAAGCGTGCACTTGATGCTTACTCGGGCGCAAACGCGGTCGGTCAATGGGCACGGTCCCAGAACGGCATAGGGCCGGTCATTGCGGCCGGACTGTTAGCACATATTGATATTAATATGGCACCGACTGTTGGACATATATGGAGCTTTGCAGGGCTCGACCCCACAGTTACATGGAAAGGTAGGGCCAAGGTTGATGCCTTCGTTAAAAAGCTCGATAAGAAGATGGAACTGGACAAGTTCCTGACCGAGGTAAGCGGGTTCGTGAATCGTAAGCCGGAGAACATCAAACGCATAGCTGAACGGTTAGCGGGTGATAAGAAGATGACCAAGGCGAATATTACAAGCGCTGCCAGTCAACCTCCGCATAATGCCGGCCTCAAGACGTTATGTTGGAAGGTCGGCCAGTCATTTGTCAAAGTGTCAGGCAATGAGGATGCGTTCTACGGTCAGGTATATAAACAACGCAAAGAATATGAGGCCAAAAAGAATGAGGCCGGAGATTACGCTGATCAAGCGGTCAAAAAGCTGGAAGATTTTAAGATAGGTAAAACCACCGATGCTTATAAAGCATATTCTAAGGGTATATTGCCACCGGCACATATACAGGCACGGGCGGAGCGATACTCAGTTAAAATCTTCCTCTCGCATTTACATGAGGTATGGTATTTTGATGAATTCGGGAAGATTCCACCGGAGCCGTTCGCTATAGGGATATTAGGTCATGCCCATAAGATTGACCCTCCCGGCTTCGATAGCGTACCCGGGCTTAAAAAGGCACGGGCGGCATAGTTATAATCAAGTGATTAGATCGTAACATCGCCTCAAAATGAGCCATGCAGCCAGACAGTAACAGGCTAAAAAAGCGAACCACTTCAAATGATTGAAACATATTTTAAAAGTGAGTCATATTAGAAAAATGTAACAAAACTGTGGAACGATCCATACCCGACGATAGTATCATAGGAGATAAGTGAGCCTAGGATTTCGATAGTAACAGGTGTCAATAGCGAATCATGTTAGAGAAATGTAACAAAGACGCCAAGTGAATCATAATCTGGGAAAGTAACAAAGCTGCGGAGTGAGTCATATTAGAAAAATGTAACAAATGTAAAAAGCGAACCAAAAAAAGAGACAGTACTAGGCGAATTGAGTGAGCCAAATATGATGAAAGTAACACTTCGATGAAGCGAGTCATCTGATATGATAGTGCCAGAAACTAGGAACGAGTCACCATTGAATATAGTATCAAGGGATATGAACGAACCAAGGGATACAAATGTAACAAATGGCGTAAGTGAATCAGAGGTAAAGATGGTAACAAAATGTGCGAATGAACCAGCGCCCTGAACTGTAACAAAAAAAGAGAGTGAGTTAATCAATCAGAGGGTAACAAGACTTAAGAACGAGACAGGTGTAACGATAGTAACATACAGGTCGATCGAGCCAAGCACGCCGATAGTAACATGTGTCAAAAGCGAACCATGGAATAGTAACAGTTCATGAGAGTGAGTCAGTTTGTCCGATAGTAACAATACATCCGAACGAGCCAGAGTGAAGAATAGTAACAGGTCATGAGAGTGAGTCACTAGAATGGATAGTAACATTGAGTATGAACGAACCAAGCCATTAAATAGTAACAGACGTGCAGAGTGAGACAGGTACTTGGACAGTAACATTATGTACGATCGAGCCAGATGAATTGATAGTAACAAATATAGCGATCGAGTCAAAAAGGATGATAGTAACAAATATAGTAAGCGAGCCAGGTATATTGATAGTAACACTCCGTATAAGCGAGCCAAAAACTGTAATAGTAACAATCACTAAGAGCGATCTAAGGCGCACGCCCATACCGACATATATATAGCTCACGCTGCTGTTCTGCTAACGCTATGGCGAATTGCGGTATATATTTAATAAGAGTGTCTTCCTGTTCCTGCGTGAGGACCAACGGTTCCGGACAAATCTTATTTACGGCTTTTATTTCGGAGAAGTGCGAACAGGCGACGAGCACCACTAACGTCAGTGATATCATCAGTGTTTTGCATATCCAGTATCTCATTTTCTTTCTCTAACTGTTTGTTCCGGACCTTGAGTGCTATCTTCTTAGCATGATCACGCCGTGCTGAAAACCAACCCAGCACGGCGTGTATAATATATCCGATTATTAACTTCATAGATTATGATTCAAGCTTTTTCTGACTTGATCTCCATGCCCATAGAAGCGCGGCAACGAGGCTGTATTCCCCAGTTGTATCCATACCGAGCAGTTCAATAGGGACCTCGGCTGGAAAGAAATACTTTGCAACAGCAACGGCTGCTAAGCCCAAAGCAATAAAATAGGATTTCTTACCGTCCAATAATTCAAATAATTTACTCATCGTTTTCTCCTCATTGATTAAAAGTCGTTACAAGTAAGCACGCTAGCATAGTTTCTTACATCAAACAAACGCCTTGACCATCCTAAACCATATTTATGAAAACCTTTTGTCTTACCGTAACGCACCATACGTCGGGCACAATACTCATTAAGGATTGCTTCCGAATATTGGGTGTGGGCCGCCACCCGTGTAATGTTACCTATAATACCATCGTCTTCTACCCCGAGCGCACGTTGTAAGTCTATGGTGGCAGCATGCACCCCCTGGTTAACAGCGCCATCAAACGCTATATATGCTATGCCCCGTGGTAATAAACCTCCGGCGATCTTCTCCCAGAAATGCTCCCAATATATATCCCTGGCGTGTTCTATGGTTAGGGCTTTAATATCGGCTTTGTCGGTATCCCCGTCCCCATCAATATCAAGATGTATGGAACCGGCAAACCGTATGGATATACCGAACTTGGTGGCGCCACCGGGATCGTCGGGATCATCCGTAAAGATGTTACCCCCCTCATGCTTGATTATTTTACTGACGAGTAAATCAAATGTGTTCATTTGTCTGCTAGGATTTTTTTATTTATTTTGTATTCCTGGTAAGCTACCAGTATGCGGGCCACAAATAGTGTTACCGTCAGCACACTGATAGTAATAGGCAAGATTGTGGCGAATTTAGCCACAGCTATGCCTCCGATAACCATACCACCATCGGCCGCACTGGACTTTTGTAATATTATCTGTTTCAAAGTGTTCATGGTGGGAGGCGCCCTCTAAGCTAATCACATAAACAGCCGATTGCTCGGCTGCTTAAATAATAACTTACGCTATCGTCAAATCTTGGGTAGCATAGCAGAAAATCAAATTCTTTATAGTAGATCCAAGCCCTAAAGAGGATTTTATCTCTGCTCTAAAGACATACATATCTACTCTATCTGCTGTAGCAGTTTGAGCGGGGATAACTCCTAGCCAACTATTATCGAACGCAACCGTTTTACCTCCGGCAGCGGCCTGTCTTATATATATATGATAATATTTCCCTGGAATTACAGTAGCCGGCACCGCGCTAATAGTCAGCTCTGCTCCAGTCAAATCATCAAGCTCAACATAAACATCAGCTCCTCCAGTGGTAGCCCAATAGCTTGAAAGACCTAGGGTATCAGCACTAAATCCTTGTTTGACTCCAACAGGGGAATTAATATTTTCTATAAGCTCCGTAAAACCTCCAGCGACGAGGCCAAATTCTGCATCAAGTTTCGTTACAATCTGTGCTCCAGATTGTGGTTCTTTAGCTTGTGTTTGGTTTTGTGGTAGTAATGAATTGTGTTCGGTCATTTTCTTTCTCCTTAAAGTTCAATTAATGTTATTTATAAAATTATGATCATATAATATGATTTTATTATATATGCAGTCTTGCGGATTGGAAACCCCCTATGGCGGATATGCTGACCAGGTGGCTCCGCCATCTGTAGTAGTTTGGTCCGCATGGACAGGCGGCGGGGCAGAAATCTCCGTCCAATTAACAGTATCTATTAAAGCATTTCCTTCGTTAAATCCACCTACATATTTAGCGGGGGAGGAATCATCTATATAAAATTCTGTGTCAGGCATTATTATTTCCTAAAAAATAACCGCTATGAAATAAACATCCCAGCTGGCATTAGTAGCGTTTTCCGAGGCACCTGTTGTTTTATTTATTATTTTAAATACTGCACTACCGCCCCCCGTTCCTGATCCGAAACGAACATTTATATTTGTTGTATCAGGGGAAACACTTGCGCCTTGGTTAGCTGAGGATGACTGAACTATATCTATAATAGCAATATCACCAATAGAATAATTAAATTCAGCAGTTGTGTTTACCAAAACTGTTACAACATTATCTGGTAACGCGCCTAATCCATGAGCTAAAGTTAATGCACCAGCTGCTGTAATTGTTTGATCTGTGGTTTGAAACTTAGTGGATCCGGCCCCAGCAGGCACTGCAAATGTCCCGTCTGCTCTTAAAAAGTTTGTGGTACCTCCGCCAGATGCCGGCACCAATCCTTTTAGAGCAGATGTAAAAGTATCTAGTAGAGTTGTAGCCTGAGTGCCAGTTAAATCCTCTGGATCGCCAGTAGCAGCGGTTACGCGGCCCTTTATGGTGGCTGTTGCCACATTGGCTGCCTTGGCATTTGTAACAGAATCGGCGGCTATGGTCGCAGCAAATGAGCCAGTGCCGGAGCCTGTAACATCACCCGTAAGGGTAATTGTCTGATCGCCCGTATTAGTACCGGACTGATTACCCAGATTAGTTACATCTGAATCTGTAAAGGCATTTGTATCAGCATTATTCTCATACGCGGTTTTGATCTCACCATCTGTTTGATCTGCTGTAGCCCCATTTTCTACATTAAGAATAGCCCGCACCACAGTCGCGCTTAATTCTTCTGGCGAACCTGACCCGGCTGTATTACGGCCCAGAATAGTCGCCGTGGATATATTTGTTATTTTAGTAAGTATGACAGCCTCATTATCAATCTCTGTAGTGCTGACCGTATCTAAGGAGGCTAACGCGCCCGCATCAGATATCGTTGCTATTAATTGTACGCCAGTATGATTAGCCCTTGCTAAGAGAAAGGCATCAGTAGAATTTACCGTGGCGCCCGCAGTTATTCCACCCAACTTGGTCTGTTCAGAATCTGTAAAGGCGTTGGTGTTACCATTGTTCTCATATGCTGTTTTAATTTCAGCATCTGTTTGGTCAGCAGTAGCATTTAATTCAACAGTATCAAGCTTGGTCCCATCTGCATCAATATCACGACCATCGACCGTACCAGTAAGTGTCAAATTACCTAAGATGTTAACCAGAATTGTTGACAGTTGAAGGGTAGTAGCGACACCTTTACCGTCTTCTATAGTTTGTAAAGCAGCGGTCACCCCATCCGCATCGGTCGGGAATTGCATAAGGCTTTTAAAGGTATCTTGGGGGGTTTTGCCCGTAAGATCAGTCATTATCCTAAATTCTCCCAATTAGTGGATATATTTTCCCAATTTGTAGATATAGTGTCCCAGCTCAAAATCAATGTAAGTGCTATCATATTAAATATGATGGGATTTGTGATGTTGAGAGCGAAACCTATGTACATTAGAAAATCCCCACTATGCCTGTGGCTGTTGTGCCTGTAGCTTTTACAAACGTGGGTCTGAGTGGCAATAACTGTCCGGTCAGAACTTGAAAGGTCACATCGTTACCACCCGAATCGGTTAGGACAATATCACCTCCTGTTCCTATATATAGCGCACGGGGTATATTTGCCAATTCGGTTCCATCGCTGGGGGTTATAGCAACCCAGTCATTAGCCGGGCTTTCCAGACCTTCTCTAAAATCACTGTGCTGATCATCTGCCATAACTCTCTCCTATTAAATTTAATCACGACTGGCATATTTTTTCAATAGCCTTTGCCACAATGGGATAGTGCGTATGAATGTATCAGAGGAAATAATACACGATTCCCATTTTTCGTCTTTAGCAATTCTTTTAGCCAACTCATCATAATCTGCAATACTTTTTATACGATTATCCAATGTTAAGAACATTGTGCGTGTGCCATGCGGATTATTATTAGTACGATAATATAACGTTATACGATATTCATATTTCATTATGGTAGTGCCGGCCACGTTGAGCTGGTTAAATAATCTATAGGTAATGTGCCCTCAAGGGTTTCACAGGCTGTTACGCAATCATCTATATAGTCCGTGCTGGCAGCCGGCGGGGTGGCTTTCTGTGCAGATAGATCATGGGCATCTAATTCAATGCGTCTACGGCATTCTTCGCGAATATCGTCCACAACAGGTACATAAGCGGTTGCAGCATCCCAGCTGCTACCATTCCAGGTATCGCCTATAGCCTCTCCCGCTGTGCAATCTCTCCAAGTAAGATCGGAATGAACATCGAACTCGGTGGACTCTATTTGTACAATTACATCATTATGTGTCAAAGCTTTCGCCATTTAATTCCCCTATGAATACTCTTCTATCACGACTACACCGTCAGCCCCGTTAGTGGTGCCGCCTGAGCCTATAGTTACAGTTGTTCCTGAAAAGCCAGATGTAATAACTTTTATAGCTGTGCCGCCCGCACCGCCGCCATTGAATCCAGCACCATATATAACTCCAGTCCCTGGCGTGATTTCTTTACCACCACCCCAGAAAGACGCACCACCATCGTTATCACCATGACCGCCGCCTATGTTTATATCACCTCCAGTACCATTCCCCCCCGTCCCTGGTGCCGCCGAAATTCTTCCCACCTGTGGCAGAACAGAAAGCACCAAAAGAAGATGTGCCACCCGCACCCGTAACTCCGGCGCCAGCGCCAGTGCAAATAACTTTTATGTTGCTAGTTCCGGCAGTTGGCGTGTATGTCCCGCCACTTGTAAAAGTCTGGATGCCGACTATTCCTTTATTGGCGTTTAGCGTATCCAGAGCATCACAAACATCCGCTCCAGGAACTCCCGAGCTATTTGTGATATCAGCACAGTCATAATCGCCCGATACCGCTACAACAGCGCCTGTTCTACCAAACACACTTGCGACAGCACCTGCTCCACCTGCTCCAACCTGAAAACCTGATTGAATAATCTGCCATTGGTCAGAAACTATATCGTATTGAGCATGTAGAGGTTCATTTAATACAATCTCACCTCCAACTAACGCAACAAGACCCGCATCTTTAACAAGGGCTTTTGCCCCGGTGCTAGCGTGATTAAGAGTTGAGGCGCCAGTATTAGTATTACCTGGAAAGAATCTAACCACGTAACCATCAGGCAATATCGGAGGCGCCTCAAATGGTGCTAGGACAGTGGTAACATAAGCATTAGTAGATCCACTATCTGCAGAAAATGTGGCAGCCCCGGCATAGAGACCGCCGGCTTGTGCCATTTGATTAGTGGTCAATGCTGTGAGAGTTAACCCTGTGTTAACAATATAATTCTCAAGCTCACCACCGATGGATTCATTAAACTCGTCTGAGCTAAATGTATCGCCTGGGGCTTTAACTGGAAAATCGCGCATATTTTTATCCTTGTCTGTTTATTATCTTACCTTGTATCGGATGGTTTTTAAAGCCAGTTGTTTATTTTGCATCTAACTCAGTCTTTTTAGCTGCAAGCTTTGTATTAAGTTGTGTATCTGTATCACCTGACACTGTCTTAGTGCTGGCTATGGCCCCATCATAAAGCATTTTAGTTTTATTTTGTTCCAGTATCTCTGTAGTTTTCAAGAATTTAACACGGTCACGTAAAGCATAATCTGATACTTGCTGCAATTTATCAGCAGGAACATTTACTGCTATCTCTTCAGACGATTTTAGATTTTTGTACTGAGATATTTCAACAGGCCAGTCATCCTGTGGGAGCTGTTTCAAGGTCTCTGTATAGTTATCAATATTAACCTGATAACTTTGTATTTCCTTCTCTCTGCTTAAGATAATTGAAAGTTTATCGTCTTCTTTTTCTGTTGCTGTCATTTGTTCGTTAGTCATCTTATTTCTCCTGTTAATTGTGAATTAGGCATGTTCTTTCTCCTGTTTTAATTAAAATCTACTGCTTCTCCTACCCCTCCTGCAGGTAAAGAAGCTGGGTCACTTCGTTTTGTCCCGAATCCGGCAGAATATGCGTAAGCGGCTATAAAAGGAGTTGCAGTAGTGGAAACCACTATTTCTGTGTCCTCATTATTAAACCCTATACCTTGTCCCGTGCTAGACGGAAGAGAAGCTGGGTCACTTCTTTTTGTTCCAAACCCCTCTGCGTAAGGATAAGCAGTTATAAAAGGAGTTGTTTTGTGGGCGATAACAAGTTCCGTACCATCGTTACTAAAATCAACAGCTTGGGCTTCACCCGCTGGAAGAGAAGCTGGGTCACTTCGTTTTGTTCCAAACCCAGCAGAATATGAGTAAGCAGTCACAAAAGGAGTTGTATCATTCACAACAACCACTTCTGTGCCAGAGGGGCTGAAACGGACCCCCCCTCCAAATCCTGCAGCAGGTAAAGAAGCTGGGTCACTTCGTTTTGTTCCAAACCCAGCAGAATATGGATAAGCGGCTATAACCGGCGAGCCGTTACGAACAAAAGCCACTTCCGTACCATCATTATTAAAATCAACACCATGGCCTACATTTCCGAGTAAAGAAGCTGGGTCACTTCGTTTTGTCCCGAATCCATCTGCGTAAGGATAAGCAGTCGTAAAAGGGGAACTATTATGAACAGCAACAAGTTCCGTACCATCAGGACTGAAAGCAACGCCCCTCCCTGTGCCCGTTAGACCTGTTGCTGGGTCACTTCTTTTTGTTCCAAACCCCTCTGCGTAAGGATAAGCGACTATACGAGAACCAGACGTACCATGTCCTACAACCACTTCTGTACCAGCAGGGTTGAAACGGACACCAACTCCAAAAGCAGGAGGTAAAGAAGCTGGGTCACTTCGTTTTGTCCCGAATCCTCCCGCGTAAGAATAAGCAGTT